TGTGGGCTATCGAATGCAAAAAACACATCCTGAAGATTCAAGTTGTCTTTTTTTAGTGCATCGTTTAGTTCTTCAAATCCGCTAAACCACCCATAAAGATATAGTTCGTCTAAATTATTCTCAATATAATCACCTAGGGCTTCGTCGGTGGCTTCGCCGTCTTCCCAGNCCTCCCCANCAGGACCAAGATATCTTTCGCCGGCGATGGTTTCGCCTTTCGTAAAGTTTATTGTTAAATAACAATCAAACTCGTAATCCCCGCCTTCAAGGCTCATACCAGTNTNTNNGTCTTGTGATTTATAAATTAATATTCTATTAATATAGACACTTGGTAAATACTTTCCAAATATCTGTTTTGATTTAATGCTTAAATCTACTTTTGCCATTATTCATCCTCGCATGAAATGTCGTCTGTTGGATCCGTAGAAGGATCCCCCTCGGTGGGGAAATCTGGGTTCGATGGTTCGCATATCTCTGGAACTGTAACACTGCCGTAAATATCATAAAATAAAGCTTCGGGCTCTTCTTCGCATTTAAAATCTAAATCAATATAATAAGACTCTTTATTAAAAACTTCTGCGCACTGACACGCCAACTTTGGATACACTTGTGAATCAGTGAGAACATCGAAATAATATTCTACACTATTTTGCGTAAGAGTTGTAGTCGCAGAATTGAGCGCCTTTTGTGGGCGTGGGCGCTTCATAAAGCCATCCACAACTTGTGGGTCTTCTTTTTCAAAATACTTTCTTGTCAACACGGTTTGATCTGAGGGGGCAAAGCCAACATCATCTAAACTATTCTCAGTCATCTGAAAAACTTCTATTTCAAAATTATCTGTTAATATTTCTGTGTTAGCCTCTTCCGCATAAACAACCATATCGTTTCTAATTAATTCTATCACATTTCCATCAGAAAACGCTTTTGAAGTACTAATTGTGTTGGCCACATTGGTTGACGCTATATCGGCGACTGGCTTCCCTACTCTTTTGGTATAGTAAAGTTCTACATCAATCTGTGGAATATCCAAAGAACCTGTGGAGTATTCGGACCGAGGCGCGTATATCGTTTCGTCTTTTGTGGTGGACGAGGCTATGTCGCCTTGACACGTCACTATTTTCCAAGCTGGGGCCGCTTGTTGGTTTTGACTGTTAAAGTGCGCATCTCCAATTTCTGATTGAAACGTTAACTTGTCCGGAGAAACATCCGAACTGATTGCCTCGAACACAGAAAACCTTCGGTCCGCGGAAAATATTCTTTCCGTGTAGAACGTGAGCAGCTGATCTACGCGGTCCTCAGAATATCCGGCTTTGAGGGCGGCGCCTATGAAGGCCACCAAATCGAGTATGGGGCCACCACGAACAGATCGGTGGCCGAGAATCGCACTAGGCGGTACCGTGTTTTCTAATTCGACAAACGATAGAATACCTTCTAAGAAGGTGGTATCGTCTTTTATTCTTTCGTGAATTTCATTTTGCTTTTCATTATCTAATGAGGCATATTTGCCGTCATAAATAATCCCTTCATCAAAAAAAGAATAATAAACCGGCTTGAATGTCCCAAGAGCCAACGTACGTTTTCCGTATGGCGTAAGTTGAAAATCTATTACTTGTTCTTTTTTATTAAGAAATTTTGCCATTTTTATCTTCCATCATCCGAAATAATCACCACTCTGAATCATTTTTTGCGTCAACCAGAGCGAGGTTTATAGAGCACATCCACATCTAGCTTAATTAGTTCAACAAAGGATAAGTAATCATACGGCCAGTTGAAGCCGATTTCAAACCCCTTCTTCTTCTTTTGGTTATCAAAAATTTGTGTAGTCGTGCCATCCAATTGATCGGCCACCAAATCATAATAATCATGTAACCCGCGTTGTTTGACCTTGAATACCATCCAGCGAAGATTCGGATTCTTTAAAATTTTGTTAGTTATAAATTGATTAGCTCGCAAATTGTGAGCTACTGATTGATTCTGGAACGATACTTTCTTATAGTCTCTTGGTGCAAGATTTTGCCATATGTAACTCAAGTCGTCTTGATCAAATTCATATTTAAACTCGAATACATACATTGCTACCGCGTTGATATTCTCATTCCGAACAAAATCAAATTGAGGAGGGAACACATATTTCTCTCTGACTAATCTTTCAAGATTTCTTATCTGATCACCTGCCATGCGTTTAGAGTTAGACGCCTTGCTTCCAAGGTTTTCCTTAAGGGCTGCTTTGACTCTTCCTTTTGGAATTTCAATAAACTTCTTTCGTTCAAATCTTAGTGTCGATGAACGACTTTGAGCCGCCAATTCTTCAAAATTAACTTCATCACTAATGTAGGGAATTGCAATCACAGCCTCATGTATGGTTTGTTTTTCTTTTAATTGTCCTAATTTCTTAGTTGAATTTTCTTGGTCAAACCCAAGCAAGTCTGCTAATGATTTGACCGTCCTGTGTATCTTAGCGTTTGTTTCCAAGCTTGATGTGTCGTAATTGTTATAAATGCTCGGTACATTGGTAATTTCATAGTGATATTTTAGCCAATCAGGCGGAATGTCTGAGATGCCAAACTTAATTCCCTTCGACGGATCGGTGGGTATTTTACCAAACTGGTGCCACATACCGACTGGGGTTGAAGTTTCAGCATATACCGGCTGAGAGGCCGAAGCTTCAGTAAAATCAAACATAGGTGTTTCAAATTTGGGCTGGATGATCCAGCGCTTGCCAACGGTCTTGTTGGTGGTGGATTGTGGTTGTCCAAATTTATCTTGAGTTTGCTCCAAAACTCTTTCAATACCGAATAAGTTGAAAGACGAGCTTATCTGCATCGAGTTGACGTCAATTCTATATCCATCGTAAATCGTTGGGATCGTCTTATCTCCACTTGGTGATGCGCCACCGCCGCCATCATGAGCGGATGCGCTAGCGACTGCCCAGACTGGGATTAAGGCGGGCTGGTCAGGCGCCGGGTTGCTTCCCGAGGGGAGTTTGTAGCCAGAATCTATTCGTCGATAAGAAAGCTGACATTCTGCTAGAATTTGCTCTAACGAATATGAATCTGATATTTTTGCGTTAGCGGATGGCATCGTGGGTCGGAATACCAAATCAACGCGGGCCATTCCATCAAAGTATGGAGGGGTAAAGGCTCCGTTATATCCACTAAAGCTATCTTTGCCGGCTTTATTGTAAATATCAGTCGATGCAGAGGGGCCGTAGGGCCGGCCGGCGACATCTGGACCAAATGCCGATATACGATTATACATTGTGAATGTCTGTTTAAATTTATCGAGGGCGGATTGACTTGAAGAGCCTATGGGAAATTGTTCCGGCCTCCAAGTATTTTTGCCGGTGGTGCCGCCAGTAGTTAGCTGCTTGGCTCCGCCGCGGCCATAGAACCCGTCTTGGGCACCGTTGGAATCAAAATCTTGGTGGTAATAGAGTTTTCCGTTGTGAGAGGGTTCAATCCAAATTCTCCCCATATACACGCTTCCGCTTGGGAATCTTAAGTCATCTGGGACCACTTTCGACTCAAGCTTGGTTAAGCCATCGTCTTTCAAGAAGAATTTTGGAACGGCGCCGAAAAAGTTCTTCGCTCTTAACTTATATATTTCATCAAAGGCGGCGCCGTCTAACGTAGCTGTCATAAAGTTTGCAGCAGGAATTCCACCTTGGCCGCCGGTTACTGCGAAACTTGCCGATGGGTGAGATTCTTGATCGACAATTCCAAGATTCCCCATGTGTTTGGCGGGATCAATAATTGTTTCAAACGGGAGTCTCTTGTCCCAAAATTGACCTCCAAAATATCCCCTTGGGCCTGCGGTTGCAACACAACCAGTAATCGCCAATGCCCAGTGGCCATAGTCTGACTTATACTTGGATGGGCCGCTTGTTACATCTGATTCGGGACCGAATGCCGTACGTAAAATCTTTGTTGCATCTGTTACAACCGGATAATCAACCGCAAGGCCGGCTTTCATGGTATTATAAAGAATTCCAGGCGAAAAGACTGGATCGAAAAGCGGTTTAAGCCAGCCACCATAAGTTACATAAGTGTTGTACCCATATGTGACCGTGTTTCCTCCAAAGCCGGCTATTGTTATGTTTGGAGTAAACGAGCGTGAAAATTGAGATACCAAATCTAAGGTTGCCTGTGCTGGGTAAAATCCCCTGTAGGGATTATATTTAATTGCTGCCGTACAAGATAGTCTTATCTGATCTGCTCTTAGCATCTGATCCACGGATACTCCCAACATCTCTAAGAAATCGCTATTGGAATAGTCCTTGTAGAAATCTTTTTGAGAACTGTTGAGGGGTGGCGGTAGCCCTAGTGGGCTTTCACCAGCGATGGACGCAGAAGTTCCAGGAATCGCAAATGTATCAAGCTTGTTCTTGTTTTTTAGACCAAATCTTACGTAATCTTCGACATGCTCGCTTATTCTATATTCTGGAACGATTGAGAACCCTTTGGCCATTAATTTTAAATCTTCGTTAAATTTATCATGATTGTTGTACCACGGTTGGGACTGAGAAACGGCAAAGCCGGCCCCCTTAACATTTATTCCGGCCTGTGTTGGCGCCAACCACTCTGCTTCGCCACCAAGCATTTCAATACTAAACGCGGCACTCAAGTACTCTTCTGAGCGATCTCTTCTCGATAGATTCGTGGGTTGGGGTGCGAATGCAGGTGCAACTGAATTTGGAGAAGGATTAAAGTGTTTCCGCGCATAAAGGGCGCCTGGGTTCATTCTGTCTGCTTGCGTGTTTCCGCCGGCCCAGACCGTCTTATAAGCAAAATATGTATTTTGTAGCTCTCCTGCGGGGTTATCGTTCCTATTGTATGTTTGGATAACGCCCCCAGCGCCCACTGGCACAACGCTGCGAGTTAGAAAATCCCGGGGGGCGTCAAGAGCCCAACAGCTTTGTGAAATCAATTTGCCACCGTACGGAATGGCCTCGGTTTCTGTGAGCCCAAATGAATTCGCGATCTCGCGGCCGAGCGTTGTTCTGTCATCAAAAATATCGCGCCAGAACATATTATCATAATTTGCTCTTTTTACGGTGCCCGATTTAAACTCGTTTCGTAACGATGGGAAAACATTCTGAGTATATAACAACCAGTTAATTCTTGTGTTTGAGCGCTTCGAGGCCTTTAAAACATCTTTTAACGGCGAGTGCATCTTCCTTAAGTCAATATTAGCTAAATTGTTGAACTTAAGATCATTGAAGAAAGTAGAATAATTGGTGTTGCCCACCTTTAGTGTTAAATTGTTGTTGGGGTTCGCCATCTTTTTAAAGAGACTCTTTACCGGAATATCCACATTTATAAGTGCGGGGCGCCCTTTCATAGAAAGCGGAGGCATTCTGAATTCTCTTATCTTATTATCAGAACCAGTTATACATCGCAGGACGTTCTCTCTCTTTTCTTTTAGTATGATCGGATGATCACACTTGTTTCTAAACTTGGTCCAGCCCCAGCCGTAAATGCTCTGTCTTCTCGTTAATAGAAGATTCAGATAAGATGCTGGAGCAATCCTCGTACTTATGTTGGGGTTTAGTGTATCATTAAGATAGTTTGACACTGCAGTGGTCGACGGGAATCCCAGAGTGTTCTTGTCGGTTGAATCTGTTATTGGATCAACCGTCAGAATATTCAATCGATTGACGGGCTGGTATCCCCCCGCCAAAGCGGTGCCTGTTATCGGATTGGAAGCTGATACAAAGTCATAGAAAGAAACGTAACCAGCGGACGTACTGAGATATGGCATTCTTTCAGTATCAAACGTATTCTGGAACCCTCTATATCTCAAAAGCGACGGATCTTCTAGGGATTTATTGATCCACCTATATTGACGCTCTGAGCGAGGAATCTGATTTTGAATATAGAAATTATCATATATCATAGACGCGGAATCATATGTATACGAAGATGAATACCCGACTGTTGAGGCCACACAACCGGCCATGCCGGCGGTATAAGATAAACTAGTGGGTGCATTGCCGGCGCCTACGGATCCGGAATCGTGAACAACAGCCATCATGTGGTTATCGTCTTCAACTTGGTTCTTGACGCGATAAGTAAAGATGTCCGATGTGCCGATGCTGCCTGAGTCGCCGGCTCCATCGCCCATCCTATACCAACCAACAACTTCGGCGGCCGTATATGTGCTACAGGTTAGGTCACACGGAACTCCAGAATTATAAATATTTGACACTTCCGCAGCACTGATGGCCCCGCTGAAAAATGCCACCTCGTCCATAGAGCCAGTAAATTCGTAAGTTCCCGGAGTCGGATATGTACCAACCAAAACAACACCCTCGACATCTAAACTTGTATTATTTCTAAAGTTATTATAAGTTGAATCCATCTCTCCTAATTGAGCCAAAGGAGATACGGTCGTTTGCGTGGGATTATCTTCTCCATCGGAGCCTGTGATACCATTAACATAAATTGTCGGCGTTACACTCGATATGCTATTCCATGCAGAGGCCGAATATACAACAACAATATGGTTCCAAGAGGCGGTTATAACCGATGCGCTGAGCTGTTGAAATTTCGCTGTCGTATAGTTGCCCACTCCATCGGTAGTGCGAATATTAACGTGAACGTATGTGCTCCCAGCGATACCGGGACTAGATTGATCAACTGTTGCTTGGCCTTGGAGAAATACGTGAATTCCGGGAATACTCCCAACGTAACCAAGGCTGAATATTGTATTCGCTGTGTTTGGGTTCGAAGAATTGGCGCGCATGTAGTTTGGGTTAACCCATGCAGCTAATGTAAACACAGACGGCCCATTTTGGCCATCATACAAGAACTTATCTTTATACGTGCTCCCCGTGATCAGAAAACCAGTACCTTTCGGGGCGATATCAGTTGATGGCCAAGACACGCCAGATACATTTGTAAGCGCACAGCCTGAAAGCACCGGCACAAGAGTCTCTGATGCGATCTTAACTCTCTCTTGATTGTTCCTGTGGATCTTGTGAAAGCCGGGAAGCTGATCATATGAGGCGCCGGGTCCATAATTATTAACGGTAGCCGTTCCAGATACAAAAAGCGAATCTCTGCCGAAGCGTGCAGTATGACGGGCAAGGTGGGAGCGAAGGCCGTAGTCTTTGCCGTGAATGTCATAGACGCGCATAGTGGAGGGTGTACCCCCCGTTGCTTCTGAAATGGTCCCAGAGGGCCCTTGAGATGGTTTAATCACGGATAAGTTGCGATATGAAAGACAATTGTATGGTGAAAACTCGGATGCTTTAAAATCTTGATAGCCACGCGATTGAATTTCTATGCCACCGGGGGCGCGGAATCTATTAGTTATAACTGTTTTGTTGACTGTGCCTGTCAAGTAGCTTGTACTATAATCACCAACAAATTCAAAATGGCTCTCGGCGCCGCGGTGAACATCCAATATGGTTCTAACATTCGTTGTGTGTTTCACTTGAGAAAGCTGTGAGGGAAGCGTGGGCTGATTATCAATAAACGCCCTTGGGTTAGTATATGCGCCCACAGTGTGGATAATTTCATATTGATTCAGATAGTTTCCAGGGACAGTCGTATTGCTGGCGGAATCTAACATGTTGATATTCTTGATATTAACGGGGCGTTTGGCTATATAATCTCTGTACAAATATGCTTTCTGATATGGCCTGTATGGGTANACTGCAGATCCTGAGCCTGATGCAGAGGGGGGAGGATAATCGGGNCCAACCATTCCAATTGCACCGCTTGGGTTAAATCCAGAACGTGTACCAAGCACAATTCTCCACGCTTCTGGGCGTGTTTTGTTGTTATCAGAGCCAGTATTAACTGCAATATGTCTTGACTGATGACCACCGACAACTGCTCTTGTAAAGGGCCCTTGAAGCGGGATCTCTTGATGCTGACCATATGCATCGCTGTGCAGATTGGTGATTTCAATATTGCCTGAGACACGCTCGGTTACAAGCTTGTTGAACCCACTATCAACTGTTGAACTGACGACATTAAACGGAAAGGCCATGGTAGACTTAACATTCTTATATCCAATTCCATCTTCCCAATCACGCCCGTGCTGAACCTTGAATACCTTTTTAATTTTACGAATTTTATTTTTTGGTAGATCTGGATTTTTAATTTCGTCTTCTTGTGTTCTAACCATGTCATCAGTAAGCCCAAGTAAAACATTTTGAGGAACAAATATTCCGCCGGAAACATTAACAGGGCCGGCCGGTAAAAGGGCCACCGACGTAAAATCAAAGCTCTTTTGGGGCTCAAAGTTTATTCCGCCTCTAATTGTTTGTGTGGTGCCCAAAACGCTGTCTTCTTCGATAGTTCTATTTGCATACGGATTCTCAATTATAAGATCGACGTACTTAGCAAAATTCCTTCTTGCATAATCGCCAGGAATATATTTTGTTCCANCAACAGTAGAAACTATAGGAGCACTTCCGCTAAGTCTGGGTGATGAAAANATTACATCCTTAAAGGTTTGTCTTTGTGCGTCAATGTTGGCATCCCCACTGGAAATTTCGGCGGCCGTTGTTTCGGCGCGCCTTCGCCAATATTCTTTGCGAGTCTTTGTATTACGAGGCGATGTGGGCGGTGGGGAAGAGCCTCGGAACCAGTTATAAGATTGTTCAATAAGACCAGCAAGTGCGCCATCTGGCTCTACTTCCTGAGTATTGCTATCTATAATTGGCATTTTAGATTGATACTTGTTTCTCTCAAGAACGTGGCTCTCGACAACATCCATAACATTGTTGGTAAATTCTGCGGAAGCAGGGACCAATTGAGATATAATAGAGGTTATGGCATCGTCAAACCATTTGTAATATTCAATATATTTTTCAACAGCGGTTACATTATTGACTCGACGGAAGAATGCTTCTCTAAGCTTCTCCATTGACTTATAACGATCACGATATCGGTTGACCGGCTCACCAATTAAATTGTGAAAATCTATTGCGCCGGCAAAGAAATCTAGCATTTCTTCCGATATCGCATTGTACATGCTCTTCTCTATTGAATATACAAAGTTGGGGAGGATCTCTTCTCGTCTCATATTCGGGAANAGTACATCTTCCTCTGAAAATAGCTGAATCATGTCAGAAGAAACCGCCTGCTCGGGGTTAATAAACCTATAAGTATTGACGCTCCTTTTGTCTATAACGTCAGTTGAAGAAGCCTCGAACCCATAGCCGATACCGGAATGCTGGAACCCAACAATGTTTCCCAACGATCCGTGATTATTTCTAATATCGGAAGAACCCGAACTAAAATCTTGTACTATAAACTTACCAGTACTATCTGAGCCTGTAACATTCTCAAAATTCCAGTTAAGAGCTAACGTGTCTTTGTTTAAAAGATCCTCACTGGTGCTGGCAAACGGAGACATGCTTTGGTATGAGCCGGAAATTCCGATATTTTCAAGATCTGTNGCGTGTTGGAGAATAGTATCCGGTTGTAGATATTTTGCCCAGTACTTAAGCGACGAGAACAGCACATCAGTCCGATAAATAACGGTGCCAATTATATTATCCCTTTCTGCTCCCACAAAAAGCCGCTTCCCTGCGTTTAAGAAATTCTTACCTAACGTATTAGAAATCGTGGTTGATGCCGTGAAGTGCTTCTTGATGTCTGCACTTTGGACGTTAAACCCTGAGAATATGACATCATACTCATCACCAGATGTTCCACTAATGACGGTATCAGGAAAGCCCCCATATGGGAATTTTTTTGGCTTAACCCGTAATGAGAAATTCCACATTTCGTTATTATAAACATCTGAGTATATACTGCTTGTTAGATTAAACCCAAGACCACCGGGTAACGATGAAGTTAATTTAAAGCGTACATTTTTAGAACCTATCGCATCTCTAACTGCATAAACATTAAAATTAGAGTTATTGTGGCTATCTGAAACAAACGTAAGGTCCGCTCCGTCTTCGCTGTCCGAAGAACGGGTATTTACGGTCGTCATTCCAAACAACGAGACTGTGTTATATGCTGATTCTCTCAGTAATTTTCTATTTTTCTTCGAATAATATGGAAACAAAACGTTCGCTTCAACAGTTAACCCGAACGGATCTTCGAAGCTGCTGGTACTTCCAGAAATATAACCTGCTGATTCTGCATTGGTGCTATCTTTTGCTTGATACACAACAGCATTTGTGTTGGGTGAAATATTAAAATTAAGAGTATTCTTTTGTAATACGTTTTGTTGTAGGTTATTGCGCAAAACATAATCACTATTATTAGAATTAACGGCCAAGCGCAACACTTTATCATCAATATTAAAGCATCTAAGTATGTTCCTAACTGCCTTTTCGGTTCCCTTTGACTTATAGATGTTCGCTAGGTTGTTATAAAGATTTGTATAAATTAAGTTTTTTGTATCATGTATGTCCTCTTCAAAGAGGCTCTTTTCATCTCTGCTGCTAAATCTTTCTAAAACAGTAGAATCAATAAATAATTCGGGCATCGCAAGGCCGAGCGACTGTGGCAAATGTTTTGCAAAGGATATTGGCTTGTGGGAGGAACTCGGATAAACTCGATGACGCAGCTTCGGTATCTCTGACATTTGTATGTATAGTTTATCAAAATAGGCGCCGGCGATGTGCGAAATATATTTAAGATCGGAATCTACATTTTGGGCGTCCTGATCGAGAATCCATCCGGGCACCAAACTCATAAAGGATGAATTGTTATTATAATCGTGATAGGAGCCACTCTCTGCCAGCCCATTAGATAAGGTCACAACATCTGGATGAACAGAGTAAATAATAGGATCTAAATATTCTTTGACTGAGGCGCTGGCCTCAAGGATGGCAGACCCCGTATTACGAGCGCCGGATGCATAACCGGTCCATGTTCCATTCGTCACTCGGCCGGCATAATCTAAAATAGTCTTATCTATGTTTGCATCAGTAGTAATACCTTCATTAAATTTATAATAAAGCCCTAACGTGGTATTTGCGATATCGGTATTAACACCGCCTCTAATTTGAGTAAACCAGTTGCGGCCGATATCCTGACCCGTTCTGGCGGTTTTCCAATATCTAAACTCGTCCAAAGAGCCGCTAAGGCGTCCGGCGCCGTGGGAACCACTCCCATCAATGGCGGTTAAGAGGCCTCCGATTCGGCCGGCAACATTCTTTGAGTTCAGTTCATCAACATTGTGGGTTGTGTTAACAATTCCGTGCGCATAATACATCGACTCAATTTCTGTTGCTGATAATATTGAATTCCAGATAGCAACATCACACAGTTCTCCTTGCCAAGTTCGATCATTATCATTTCTATTACCAATGAAAAGTCCATAATCGGTGACACCTTCCCATGCACCTGTTCTTGTGCCACTATCGAGAGATACTGCCTTTTCGACNCCATTTACATATATTTTTGGATCATTACTGGAGTTGCTCGCATCATAAGTTACAACTACGTGGGCCCAACCTGGGGACGACGGATCTGGAAGAAGGCCTGTGTCGTCTGTTTTCCATATAAGAAGAGCGCTATTCCATGTCGTAGAAAACTCAATCTTCTCGGCTGGGGTGGTTAAAAGCGCAGTATCTTGCCCCAAATCTATAATTCGACCTTTATTATCTTCACCGTCACCCGTTTTTCGAACCCAAGCGGAAATTGTCATTTTCGATGTTCCGGGGCCCCCATTGCCTACGATCTGATTCCACACCGCGGCACTCTCGATACTGACGAAATCGTTAGTTGCATCAAATGTATTGCTTTTGAGAGCTATATATTCACTTGGTGTTTCATTTGACACTGTGGGCGGGGTGGATCCTGTTCCGTGTCTGCCATGGCCGCTACTATCGGGCGTGGAATCGGCTGCACCATCAGAAACATCAGAATCTAGTCGCCACCAGCCTTGCAAGCCCGCGGATGACGAATAAGAGCCTTCTGTGGCATACGGCCATGAGCGGCCGCCATCTGAGGCACTTAAGTTATATGCCCCTTTAATCGCTTTATCAGCATGAACGCCGTCAACATAAAGATTAGTTACTAAGCTGCTTCCAGAATTAATAACAGAAATTGCATAATGGTGCCATGAGCCAGCGTTGGCGTGAATCGAGGATGACCCCAGGCTGATAAAATCTCTCTTCGTGTGAGAGCCAGATTGAATCGTTAGAACAAATGGTTGATTATTCCTGCTGCTTCCATCGACTGTTCCGGTAAGCTCGATCAAAATACGACCCTCATCGCCCGAAGAGCCAGAATTCCACCAATCAAATACAACTTGTTTGTCTGTTAGTGTACCATCTCGGAGGCCGGCTGCGGATCCAGTCTTGAGCCAAAACTCAACCGTAACACCATCATCAAAATTGGCGAGGAGATTAGATGTGCGTGTGCCTTTTCCATAATCTGAAGGAAGGCCTTCTGTCTGATAGATAGAATCGTCATAAATATTAGAATTTTGAAACTTATCGTTGTGCGGGTTTGAGGCGAGGTTTTTTAAACTTCCATCATTTAGTGAACCAGTTCCCGGGCCTCCCTTAAAATCAATATATTCGGCAGAGAGCGGGACTCCGTACCCTTTCGATTTCCCAATGCTTGGATTTAGCTCACAGCCATCTTTACATAAGGTAATATATCCGTTTGTGCGAGGATATTTGTTATCTAAGATATACTTTTCAATATCTAAGCATTGATTGTAGAATTCATTAATCTCCGCATCTGAACCATCATATGGATAATAATCCAATATTCGATTCATCGCAGATTTATAATAAAGGCGAGCAGAGCCATATCTAGCAAACGTCTGAGGATCTGCATAATCTATCTGAGGAAAATAATGATCTTGCCTTATTTTTATTTGTTCAGCATTTCTAGAAGACTCTACATCCGTAAATGCGTCTTTCTGTGATTTGTTACTTAAATAATTTCTATATGCTTCATCTGAACCAAACAGTTTTTTAATGCTCATAGTCTTTTACTCTAAATTTGAATATCGGTCTTTGCTCCTGCCAGGAGGATAATTCTGTGTCATAAAACGCGAGTTTAAGTCCGTATTCGTATCCCGGCTCTAACAACTTCATATCTAAATCAAAATAATTTCCTGATACATCATATGAAAGAACAGTGTGAAGATCGGAACCCGTTCCGTGGGCAACCGCTTCCAGGCCATCTAGAATACGTATAACTCTGTATGAAGCGCTCTGTATCGTAGTCGTGGGGGTTGTTTGGGTTGCCTTCGTGTAGACGGTGGGGCTCCAGTATTTATTTCTTACGTACAGATTAAACCTCGCCGTCTGATCTCGCATATATTCATTTTCTAAGTTGGTGATATTGATATAATAAGTGGGTTCGCGGGTNCCGGTTTGGCCTCCAAAGCTCAAAGGAGATATTGTTCCGGTGAAGAATTCATTTCCGCTGTTATCGTGCCATACATCGTATAGAGTTTTTATCTCGGTGTTGGCTCCACGGGGTGAGGTTGATTTTGTTATAGCCAGCGAGCAACTATAGATACCAGTGCTCACATACCCGCCTGTAATTTCAGTGTTTCCATTATAAAGTACTAGCTTGGAGCCCGATGGGGCCGTATTATCACTAGAGCCAGAATACAGACTCACATAAATGTGACCTGTGCCGGCCGATGGTATATTCTGTAATTTTCCTCTGATGTAGTTATACAGATATATTGTATTTAAATTGTCATCGGCGGAAGCCAGTGAGCTACTCCAGTGAAAGGCTGACCGGTCATCTTTCGTAGTAGAGTCCCAGCGCGCCTCAATCACCGGACGTTTAAAGAAGTACTGAGATCCTCTTGCAAAGAACCTCTTGGTATAATAAGACTTTTTGGAACCCGAAGGGTTGTTAAGAACGCTTCCAGAGTTTGAGCCGTCTGAGCTGGAGAAATAAGCCTCATAGCTTGAAGAAAGCCTCACACCAACACCATAATTTCCCTTGGTGCCTGCAATCCATGATTCGACCAATCCGGAGATATCTACCTCCAAATCTCCTATGCCGCTAGAAAGGTGCTGTACATATGTTGGGGAATCGTGATAATCGCCCCCCACTGTTGTCCATGTACCAATGCCGGCAGAGCTAGAGCCTGACGCGTTCATCCAGTTGGATCCCACGCCGTCTTTAGTTAGATCTTTATAGTTCTCTAGATCCAAGCCGTCACCCTCTTCCCAAGATTGTGAAACAGCCTGCACAACAAGTTTATAATCTTTGGGAACTGCCTTGCTCGACTTTGAGGCAAATAATCTTAAATAAAAGCTGACGCTACCGCTAGCAGGAAGTGTGGCGGCAGATCTATCAGAAGAGATGTCGCTAATAGGAAACTTAACTAAAATTCGAGATAATTCTTGGGATGCGGATGCCGCAGAACTACTTGGAGTTTGGCGCCCGTAAATGGAAAATACTTCCATTATATCAGATTGGCCAGAATTTGAACCAGTTCCACGAGTAGACAAGTTAGACTGGTATGCATTCACAATTGTATTGTCGGCATCGGCCTTGTATCTTTTTATACCCATTATCTAACCTTCCCTTTGATGTCGGTCTCTGGAAATTTAATCTCTGCAACAGCGTTTACGGGGATTATCAAATAATCTCCATCGGGAGACATGTTTCTATTTATATTAATCGTGGCGCTCGAATAATTTGTGCCCGTTTTGTTCACAAATTTAGCGGTTACAACATCTAATACGCCCTCCGCATTTTTTAATGCAGAGTACACATCGCTAAGGTAGAGTGGNTCTCCAATAAACAAGCTGTTGCCAAAGTGTTCTTTTAGCGCCTCAACGCAGTTATCAAGAGCTAAATACTTATCGGACCCGGGAGTAACTTTTATTACAAACTCAATCCCCAAGTTAATGATGAAGGGGTCTAAAATATCAACCGTATCGTTGATCATTCTATGATGATTTAACCAAATTTTTAAATTTTGTTTTATTGTGGAGTTTGTTTTAGTGAATTTACCAAACGAGTCTTCAGAGATAACGTACATGTTTAGGTTTCTTTTTTGAGAATCAGGATCTTTCTGAATTGAAACGCGCTTAATGGAACCAAATTTAGCCGGCATTCTGTATGCCAAACTTTCATAATCTGCTTGCGTTACGGCGCGATTCTGTGTCGGGAATGTGTCGAAAATTCTTTGCTTAATCTCATCAGAATTGGGATTGGTTACATCTCCCATTATTGGGGTTTCATTATATACTTCAAGCGAACCAATTACGGTAGATATGGTACCCTCCGATAACAAGCTGCGATCTTCAAACTCCATGTCGACTCCATTAACCTGTGTAAGTGCTCCTGCGGCCGCATTTGAATTGCGTGGGTTGGTGGTGCGCAAGGTAACCGTCAAGGTCGTATTTTGTGGTACAAGACCCAGGCTCTCATTTTTTACCAACCTTGTGGGATCAAAAGTCGTATCAGTAACATATGTCTTTCCAAAAACATCCATCGCAACTGCTTGCGGAGATGCCACAACGCTTGATTCATTCGCCTTTCCGCTACCAAATTGTAGATAAGTGTTATTCAGGTCTCTTTCTACGGTAAACTTTCTAGATACTAAAAATGGTTTTATAATTGATGGTACATTATCGTTTTTATAATTTGAATTCTTTAATTCTTTAAAGACCGTATCTTGCGCCAAGTAGTCCACCTCAAAATATTCATTTCCTTCTGAATCGAAAACTGAAATAACCTCCGACACGTTGGGGGTACCCATTTTAACGCTTTTAAATCTTTCGTACGCGCCGACCGTAATCTGCTCTGTCTTAAAAATCCCGGAAACAACGGTAGCATAAGCTTTTATTGCAAAGTATGTGGGGGCACCGGTGAGTCGGGTCAGTCCTAGCAACTACTATCGGGTACCTTGGATTAGCAAAGTCGATATTTTCAGTTAGTACAAAATTTAATCCACTATCAGTTGAGAACGTAGAGCTCTTTTTAATATCGGCAAATAGGCACCATCAGGGCCTAACGAAGTAGAAGATGCCGGCACAATAACATATAAAGCAGCCGTTCCGAATGTTGAAGGGCGCCCTTGATATTTATAGCCTAATGCGCGGCCATGGCGCAGAACATTATTAAATTGATATGCCGTATCTAAAAACGATTCATTAACATTGTAATCCATGTAAAAAGATAACTGATCCGAAACATATGCAACGGCATCGAGCATCAAAGATCCAAAAGAAGCCTCGCTAAAGTCTTGAAAGGAATCTGGGTACAATCTTTCTGCTATTTCCAGCAAATCTCGCCTAATAGATTGATATTCTCTACTAGTGTAATTGATCGGCATTATTTTCTTTTGATTTTTTGCCATTTAAAAGTCCTCTTTTTTAAATAGTGAACTCTAACATTTCAGTTATTCCAATATCTGGTATCGAATAATGAATGGCGAGTCCAAGAATATTTCTATCCATTGCCTTGTTATCAAAATAAATTTGATTAATTTTAACAACAGGCATAAACAAGCTCACTTGCTCATTTATCTTTGTTTCAATTAAATTATATGTCTGTGAACCAAAATTTTGAAATAAGTAGTTTCTAATTCCAACACCGAAGTCTGGATTCATGACTCTTTCGCCCGGAGCAGTTAGTATCAGCATTTTTAAATTCTGTCTCACTAATGTTTGAAAATCTTTAATCATCGTGAAGCCATCAATCGAATCTCTCGTAATCGGTAGCGCAACTGCAAAGGAAGACATATTCTATAACCTCTTAATAAATAGCTATTTTAATCATTTGTGTCACATAATTCGCCTTTTGCGTTCGTGGGGTTGGGACGAATCTTTCTTCTTTGCCACCAAGAAAGCAATCCAGCACCCGGAGATGGCATTAATCTTGCTTTAAGATTTTTCATAAATATGGCACCAGCATTGGAATTATTGTCTCCGGGCTTAAAGTCGCGTGAGTTATAATATGCTCTGAACATTTTCTTGATTCTGCTCTTACTATTTCTCAGTAGAACACGGTCCCAATTATCCCACTCTTTTACAAACATGCCCCCGAATGGACCCGGATCACGATCTCGATAGTGCTGCCACCCTTCCGCACCAAAGGTGCCACTATTCCCCACGTCGACACTCAAAAGCATTCTCTGATACGTGTCTTCTTCGCCGGTCCAGTTCGGGGACTGTACGGTGATAGACTTTTTAATATATCTCAAAAACGCAATCATGCCGGGTTTATGACGAACTGCTTTATATTTATGTCCCGGACCTACATCCAGCCAATCATCTGGATTTGATTTGTCCAAGGAAATCGAAGAGAAGGGTCCGGGAAAACTGGGAGTATCACTGTCTTTTGTGGGGACAAAGCGATATGCATCGTTCGGGCCGACCGTCACCTCGCCCACAGAAGATAAGAAGCCCATATCATTATATATGGCCAAGATTGCAAGCACTTTTTTGATGGAGAAGATGTAACTCGTCATAACTTTGTATAGCGGGTCTTTCTTGAGCATCATCAGCAAACAATGTAATAGTTTGCTGCTACCATTAAATGGCTGTGCCTGAGCGCAGTACACATCCAACGAATCAACTTCTACGGTCGTAATTAGTGTATCTTTATAATAGAAAGCTATACCATATCGCACTCCCATCTCGCCTTCGATCCCAACTGTGGAGCCGGCTTCATCTTTTACTTCTCTCATTGAGCCGGGCCATACTTCTGAAATTCTTGTTGAGCTAGCGCCGGGAACGGATTTAATCATCCTAACTCCGGCACTAGTGGTATGTTTTGCCCCATCGAGGCTTATATACTTTTCAATTTTGAAAATCTGATCACCAGAAACAGATGCACTCCCATACTCTGGAATATCTCCCAAGGGCCTAAACACGCTAGTAGCTGTAGGGCCGGAGGTGCCTTTTCCATCGAAATTACCGGCTTCGAGATCCGCCGGCGCTTCGTATTCCCATGGCTCCTCTACGGTACCCGAGGGGATGCGGGATGGGTCGTCATCGCGAGTGATACCCTTTTGTATTGTACCAACATTTACTGAGGCTGCCACACGCCTCAATAGATCTTGGCTTGAACCGCCTTCTCCTTCCATGGCATGTTCTTCGCCGGTATAATATACAGTGTCTCCGTATTCATCCACCCAGCTGTGATAATATCCAACATATTCATCTCCAAAATCGAAACCATTATCAGGATCGTTGTCTTGGGCAATTCGGAATTCATCGCCGGCGGTATAATAATATGTATTTCCGGCTGCTTCACCGACCGGTATGGGAACTGTAATCTCTTTTTCTACTAATTCATAATCATAGATCTGTAATGCGGCGAAGGGATCTTCATGCGGGGCAGCGGCCCCAACGGAGGG